TAAAATAGATGATATAATATTTAATTTACAAGATAAAAAAAATGATTTTTTGAAGAATAATATTTTAAATAATAATATAGATAATGTTGGTTATTTACCACCTTACAAGTTAAATCCTAGTTTATGGAAGGCGATAATAGATAAGAGGGAGTGGATAGAGTATAAAAAGAAGAATATGGCTACAACGGACATATATTTATGTAAGAAGTGTGGTAAGAGGAAGTGTACATTTTATCAATTACAGACAAGAAGTGCGGATGAGCCGATGACAACTTTTGTAGATTGTCAAGTATGTGGTAATTCATGGAAATTTTAGTGATATCTTGTATCATAATATGGGGTACAAAAGTCAGAGTTATTTTTGCAATTATCGACAGTATTATATAGCCACATGGATAGATCTTTATTATGAATAGGTGAGAATACATTAGGCATTGTGTAAAATTGTCTTTCTAAGTTTTTGTTAAAGAAGATATCATTATGATTAGTGTATAAATTAAAGTTAAAAAATTTTTTAGGGTTAATTTTGCAAAGTTTAGTATGTGTTGAGTTATTTAAATTAAGATATGGATCATTAATGTTATTATCTATACAATCTTTTTTTGTAATATGTTTAGTATGAAGTAAGACTGAGGTAGTTATTAGTGAAATAGGTATAATGTACCAATAAAGTTTAGAATGAAATGAATAAAAAGAGATGAATATAAATATACCATACACGAATAAATTATTAATAAAATTATATTTAGTTTTAGTCATATAAATATATAAGTTTTTTTTTTGAAAATAATTTAAAATAAAATATATGAATATTGGTTTAATATATTTTAAGAAAGATGGAAATGATTTTAAATTTTTATTAGGAAAGAAGAATTTGAAAACTTTAGATATGAGTAATAATTTATTTTCTGATTTAGGAGGTAATTTAGACGAAGATAATTTAGATAAAGTAAAAGATATATTTAATGATCATACATTTAATTTATTAGATTTTAAGGATAATGAGCAAAAATATTTTTTTGAGAATGATAAATATAAATATAAATTATATTTTTTCGAGAATGATGTCAGTGATAGTGTAATAGAAACAGTAAATAAGGTAAGAAATAATATTAACAAGACAGTAGATAATGATGTAAAGTGGTTTAGTTTAGATGAAATTATAGATAGTAAAGAGTTATTTGAAAAAGATTTTTTTAATACTTTTATAAAAGCTGTAAAAAAATATAAGGATGATTTTATTAAAGTTTAAGATCATCAGTTTTTATATTAGAGTAAAAGTCTTCCATTTCTTTAATTTGTTCAGGAGTCAATTTTTCATTATTTTTATTATTATCCATAAACTGGTTAATAATATCTAGAGGATTAAAATCTTTAGGAATATCTATACCTAAATCTGATATCATTTTTTTTGGATCATTAAGTTCATCCATATTAACATTTTTTAATTCTTGGTCATTAGAAGTTTCTTCATCAATTTGACCCATTACTCTAGAAAGAGAGTTAAACATATCATTTATGTTAATATTACCAGATTTAAGTTTATTAGAGTATTTTTTAGAGATATCTTCTGATGTTTTGAGCATGTTTTCAATAGGATTAACTTTATTATTACTTTTAGAAGAATTAACTATATTATTGCGCAAGGTTTTAGCGATATCGAGTATCATATTATCGGTATCTAAAGGTGGGGATAGATTAGTTTTTTCAATAGATACTATTAATTTATCAACTTTATCTTTATGAGTATTATCACCAGCTCTATTAATAGCGTAAAGTAATTGTATGCATTCCCATATATCATCATTTTTATTTTTTTCAAGGAAAGTTTTTAAATTAAAATTTTCAATAAGAACAATATTATTTTTATTAGTAAACAGTTTATAACTTCTTTTTGATAATAATTTAAATAGGTCATTACTTTTATCAATTTTAGTACAGAAAGAATCAACAACATTAATAATGTGTGTATTATCGATGTTATTTTTAAATTGAATAATATTATCATCATTAGTAATATCAATAATAAATTGAAGGAGATCATTAAATTTATTTGTAATTTCTATAGTTTTATCCATTATATATATATTTTTATAAAAAAGGGTAAAATAAATCGCAAAATATTTAAATAAAGATTGTATAAAAAGTAGTATGAAATATATATTATTGTTAAATAGTATAATTTATAAAAATTATGAGTATAGTAGAAATGATTATTTATTATATGTGATAAATTTAGTGAATAGGATAATTAGTTATTTAATATTTTTTATATTTTGTTATGATGTTTATATAAATTATACTAATAAAAAGTTAATGTTATTATCTTATTTAATTTATGATGTATTTTTGTTGTATGATGCGAATAAAATAAATTTTTTAAAAGTAGTGGGTAAAAATTATGATTTAATGTTAAAACCAGAAATCAAGAAAAGGATGATGTTATTTTTGGTATGTTTTTTTTTATTTACAGTATGTTTAAGTATAGGTGTTATAATAAGTGAGGTATTAGTAAAATACAAGTTTTATTTAATAAATAATTTAGTGAATAGTAATTTTGAGTATTATTGTTTATATTTTTTTATATTTTACATAGTATACATAAAATTAACAGTATTCACATTATTTTTTGGTATAATTCATAATTTTATAAGTATATTTGATGAATTTTTAGTTGATATAAAAGATAATTTAAATAATGAATTATATAAATTATCGAATGAGTTATTAATATTAAGACAATATCATAATAAAATAATAAATAGTTTTAATGATATAATATCAAATTTATTTTTATTTTATACTTTACCAACGTTGTATATATTTGTAGAAAAATTTCATGATTTTGATTTCATGTGTTATTGTCATTTAGTATTTTTTATAATATTTTGTTTAATTTACAATTATTATTTAGGAAAGTTAGATAGTAATTTAAAATTGCTAAATTCATTATGTACTAGTAATTCATATATAAAAAATTATATAATGAGAAATAAAAATGTTTATCATATCCAAACGAATCAAGATAATTTAAAAGAGTTAAATAATAATGAGTTAGAGATCAAAAACTTTTTTATAGATATAGAGAATAGCAAATCAATAGATTGGATAATATTTATTGAAATACTTAAATTAAATTGGTGTAAGTTTAATATATTTGGAGTCGATATAGAAAATTCTACAATAATAAGAAAATTAATATCTGTGATAGTTTTAATAATATTTGGTAGAGTTATAATTTAGTTTGTAAGTATTCTTTAGAAAAGTAACATAATAAATCTAAATGTTCGAATATCATATTAATTTTTAAATCATCTAACTCTATTATTTGTTTTCTAATATTAATTACTTCTAATAAAGAATTATTTTTAATTTTATTATTTAGATCCATATTTTTGAAAAAATCTTTATTTTTTTTTTCAAATTTATCTTGATATTCTAAACAATGAATAATAAATAATTCAATCATTTTTTTGGGATCTATTTTAATTAAATTATTTAAAGTAGTTTTATAAAAAATTATTTTATCATCATTATTAAATGAATAAACTAAATCTAGTAAATTAATTGATGTATTATTAAATTCTTCTGCTAATTGATTTGTATCCATGTTTTAATTTATATTTATTTATTTAAATAATTAAATATTCAATTTTTAAACGTTTAAATTTTTTTTATCAATAACAACTTTAGAAGTTTGTTTTCCAATAAATTGTGAATTTGTGGTAGTTTTATAATCATTTTGTAACGGTACAGAAAAGTTAATTTCATTCATTTTTTTATTAATTTGATTAAACTTAGATGTAGTATAATCATTATTTGTAGACATTTGTGTATTAATATCACCAAAAATATTACTATCTTGTTTAGTTCTTTGTAACATTAAATTATTTAGTTTTTGTTTTTGAACATTACAATGAATCTTTTCGCTATCAGGTAATGTAAATATTTTATTATCATAATATTTTTCTATATTATAAGTTTCATTATCATTTATAAATGTATAATCTTTTTTATTATTAAATTTATTATTTTGATCAAATAGTAAAGGGTTATTTTTGATACTAATATTTTTATTAGGATTTAAATTAATATTATTAGTATTTTTATTAAAATTAGTTTTAGCATTAATCCAGTTAAATGCATTAACACCAACTAAAGGTTTTTTAACATCATCAACAAGCAATGTAGGTACCCTTTGAATATATGGATATTTTTCAGTATTATTATCGATACAAATTAAGTTGTAACTTTCAATTAGGTCATTATCTGATAATAGTTCAATTAATTGTTTTGAGTATTTACATTTGTTACTGTAAAATAAGACATCATTATTCATAGTTATTATAATTTTAAATTATTTTATTTTTAACGAATTATCTTGTTATTTCAGTTATTTTAAATGTACCTTCCCATTTTGGAAATTTATTACCTCTAGCTAATCTAAATGCATCATCAGCTCCTTCTCGTTTAACATTAAAAAAGAAATATATTGTGCTATTTTTATCATTATTTAAAATTCCAGTTTGATAAAAAGTATTAACTCTAGCACCACCTCCACCTCCATTTGCTTCTTGAAATCTGAATTTTCTAATTGATAAACGTTTTCCACCTTTTCCTTCTGTATAATGATTTTTATTATGTGATGCATGAATTTCTGATTCCCATTTATCATTACCTGAACCTGAAACATCATAATAAGATGATATCTCAACAAAAATTTTTGATTTATTTGATTTAGGATTGTAAGTTCTTCTAATCATTTGAGTTCTACTATCATTATAACTATCTACTCCACCAATAACTTCATTTTTAATATAAACTTCTTCAAAAGTATAAATTTCCATATTAATTAATTGTCCAGGAGTAGAAGGTATAGTTCTAGGAACATATAAATCTTTTTTTGCATCTATTTTATTATCTTTTAAAATTAAATAATCACCATGTTTTTTAGTGTTTAATTTAACACCTCCATACCCTATCATTTTAGGTCCATCAACAGAAGAGTCAAATTCAATTCCATGATTTTTATTATCAGTTTGTCTAAAGTAGATTGGGTTATTATTTAGATAAGTAGTTTTTTGTAAATTAATATTACCATTATAAAAGGTAGCATGGTCACCGAACATTTGTGAAGATAATTTAGATCCTCGATTACCCATAATAACTGGTCCGTCAACGTCAGAGCTAAAAGATGTATAATGATTAGTATCACCTGAAGCTCTATAATATAATTTATTATTTTGAAGGTGCATATCAGTAGTAATTTTATTATTATCTATATTTTTATTTTTAAAGTTTCCATCTACAGAGACGTCATTGTTGAATATAGTATTAGAATTGAATGTAGTATTAGAATTAAAGGTAGTAGTATTATTAAAGTTTGTATTTCCGTAGATTTCATTATTTTTGGAATTAATAACTGTTTTTTGATCATCATTAGAAATTGTGAGATCATTTTTAATAGTAAGATTATTAAGATTATTTTCAATATTATCAGATCCGATAATAGAATCACCTATATTAAGCTGTACTTGATCATCATCATCTATAGAAACTTTAAATTTAGATGTTTTATTAGTTCTATTAAATATTAAACCATTTTTTTGATCAATATTAGATGTAATATGTAAATGTGATTCAGGATAATCATTATTTAATCCAATTTCTCCATTTGATGTATAAAATAGTTTAGGATATAATTTGTCTTTGATAGTTTCAAAAGCATTTTCTGCTCTATCTCCTGAAAAAATATCATCTATATTACCAGGTGGTCCTTGAGGTCCAATAGGACCTTGTAAACCTGGAGGTCCTTGTGGTCCGGTAGGTCCTCTTGGTCCAGCTGAAGTAGCTGGTGGTCCAGGAGGTCCAGGTGGTCCTGGTAATCCGGGTGGTCCTGGAGGTCCTTCTTTGAATAGAGAGTTCATATATATATATATAAAAATAATATTTTTTTTTATCTAGAATATATATGTTAGAGAAGTTAAAATTTAATAATAAAAATTTTGATAGAGAGTTAGATTTAAAGGATGTGATTAATATTCGAGGAATGTTATCATCAAATGCAAATTTTCAAAATAGTGATGTAGATGTAGAAACTAAATTAAGAAATTCAAAAGTAACAAATAAATTAAAGCAGACAACAGAATTAGATGAAGATGATGTTAATAAAGGTAAAGATTACAGAAATTTTACTTTAAAAAGTGAAAAATTGAGAGAAACTATAAATTACGGTGATTATGTAAATAATGGATATAAAGGAAATGGTAGAGGTTTTGGTGATGTGAATATAAGTCAAGATTTAAGATATGGTAAAAGTAGTAGGGATGATAAAAAGACAGCAAGATCACATGATTTAAAAGATTTAAAATTTGATAATATAGTAAGGAGTTTTAATGATGAAGATAATGTAGTATTACCTTTTCCAAGAGGTGGTATTGATACAAGAAATATAGAAAAAAATTAATATATAGTTTTAAAAAAAATAATATGTATATATATATGTCAGGAAGTTATAATAGAAAATTATATGATAATTGTCAAGGTCAATTAAAATTAAAAGAAAGTATTTCACCTTGTGAATATAAATTGTATTCAGGAGTCTTTGAAAATCAATTAAGTTCTCAATATTGCGATAAAAATACTAATTCTACTATTTCTAATAAGTGGGAAACTATTGGTTTAAGAACTGATATTGAAAGTGAACTTTTATATTTAGTAAAGGGTTCAAATTGTGTACATGATAAACATACTATATGTGATGCTTCAACAGAAGCAAGATGTAATCCAGGAATAGCAGCAAATCCATATATTTGTGAACGAGATATTGTACCAACAAATATGAAAATGCCTAAATCTTGTGGATATTAAATATATAGAAATTGTAATTAATAATAATATTTTTATCTTAATATTATTATAATGTCAGGACATTTTTCAAGATTAAGTTATGATAAGTGTTTTTTAGATCAAGAAACAAATCAAAGTACAAAACCAGGAGATTATAAACTTTATTACGGACAAACTAATAATGATAACTCTTGTACCACATCACTAGGACCTAGAAATAATAGAAATGGTTTTTCTTCTGAAATTAATCAATCAGAAAATTTAGCTGCAAGAACAGATTTAGAATCTTCATTATCTTTAAGAGATCAAAAGGCATCTAGATGTATGAATGAAAGAACATTAGAAGAAAAAAATAAAAAGTTAAATAGTAATTTAAAGGGTAATCCAATGTGTAACAAGTTTTTAAATCCTATTAATAGTAGATTAGATACTCCAATGGATGAATATAAAGGATTATCAACATTAAAATTACAAGTTGAATTTCCAATTGTTAATCCAGCAGATACTGTTTTTTATGGTCATAATAAAACTAATTTAGTAAATCAAGAAGGAAATTCTAGAGCAGGTAAAATGACAAGATTAGAAGCAAAAGATGAATATAATAAAAAATTAAAAAATTAGAAGTATATTAATAAAAGGGTTTATTTATTATATAATTTTATATATAGATTATATAATGGAATTAGCTTTATTAGGTAGTTTAATATATTTAGGAAAAAATTTTAATAATAAAGATAAAGAATCAGATGTAAATCATGATCACAAAGTAAAATTAATTTATAATAATAGTGAAGAAAAATTAGTAAAAAAAAAAGAAGAGGAGCTAGGCAAAATTGTTGAAGATAGTAAAAATCCTATTAAAAATAATATTATAAATAATAGTATTAATCCCGTAAATAATATATCATTAAGTTATAAGGATATGAATTCAAAATTTTATGAGAAGAATAAAAAAATGTTGAAAGATTCAGAAATGTTTGAATCATTTAACAATAATTTATCATATGAAAGTCAATTTAGACCTTTAACTTTTGATAATGTCTCTAATCCAGTTTCATTTAATAAAAGTCATAATTCAACTGACAAAGATAAAAAAATTAGTATAGAAAGAGATTTAGCTATTGGAAATGGATATTCTTATATAGATAGTAATATGAACTATGGTGTTACAAATGATGATGAATTAACTCATGATAACATGGTTCCACATTTTTCTAAGAAACAAATAATAAACGATTATAATGAACAAACATTTGCTCATAGAATGGAATTGTTTTCTGGATCTTCTAAAAATTTTACTCCCAAAAAAGAATTACTTAAGGAAAACTTTAGTCCATTACAAAAAGATGTTAATTTAGTAAATGGATCACAAAATAATATTGAACTCTTAAAAGGATACTATTTACCAAGTACAGAAAAAAGAAATATTTTACCTTTTGAACAACAACAAATAGGACCTGGTCTTAATTTAGACCCATCACAAACATCTAGACCTGATGGTGGTTCTTTTGAAGAATATAGACCAATGCCAAAAACTATTGATGAATTAAGATCAGATGATAATCCAAAAATTACATTTGAAGGAGTGATGAAATCAGGTCAAAAAGGTTCAAAAAGTGGTATGATAGGTCAAGTATATAAGAGAAAACCTGAGAAGACTAGGGAATTAAAAATAGATGATTTACAAAAAATGGGTGGAGAATTTAAGAAAGAGAAAAGTCGAGATAAGGTGATATTAAAAGAAACTGGAAGAGAAACTAGTGAAATGTTAATAGGAGGAGCAAAATACCAACATGATAATGTTTCAAAAAAAAATGATTCTAAAGTAAAAGAATCAAAAAAGAAAGAGAATTATTCTGTTGGTTTTACAAATTTTAAATCAATTATAGAAAAAGTTAGATCAAATTTAGATTCTTATATAGTTACAAAAAATCAAAGATATGATACAAGTACTTTAAACTTAAATCCTCCTAGTAAATTTTCATTAGGTGTAGTAAAGTTTGATCCACATGATTTAGCTAAAAAAACTGTTAAAGAAACAACAGTTAACAATCAACAAACAGGACCTGCAAGACATGATATTGATAGTATAAAAACATATGATCCAAATGATATTTTAAAAACAACTAAAAAAGAAACTACATCATTTAACGAACAAAGAGGACATCCTAAATCAGAAATTAATAATTCACAAATTTATAATCCAAATGATATACTAAATAGAACACATAGAGAAGAAACATTATTTAATGAAAATGTATTAAATAGCCGAGCAGATGTAAATAAATCTTTAGTATATGATCCAAATGATATACCTGATAGAACACATAGAGAAGAAACATTATTTAATGAAAATGTATTAAATAACCGAGCAGATGTAAATAAATCTTTAGTATATGATCCAAATGATATACTTGACAGAACACATAGAGAAGAAACATTATTTAATGAAAATGTATTAAATAATCGAGCAGATGTAAATAGATCTACTTCTTATAATCCTAATGAATTAGCAAAAGATACCATTAAAGAAATAAATGTTATTAATGAAAGAAATGGTAATATAATTGGAGATATAAAAAATAAAAGTTTTAATCCAAATGATATTCCAGCAAAAACTTTGAAAGAATTAATAGTAAATGAATTTGAGTACGGTATAGCCCAAGGTTTAATAAATAAAGCTGTATCATTCAATCCATATGATATTCCAGCTGAAACTCTAAAAGAAATGATTATTTATAATGATTTTATTCAAGGAGCAAACCCTAATAATGAGGGAGGTGGATATTTAACATCTCATGTACAAGTACCTGAAACATTACGACAACTAGTTAGTATATTAAGATTTAATGGAGCTTTAGGAAATCAAGCACCTAAAGATTACACTGCTGAAAAAAATATGACAATAGATCAGAAAAAAGAAAAATCAATTCAATCAAGAAATCCAACTAATAGAAAACATAATGAATTACCTACTAAAAGTAATATTGGTAATATAAATTTAAGAAGTAATAATAATATAGAAAGAAAACAAATTATGGATACAAATAATTACTATAATAATAATTATCAAATACCTACAAATTATACACTTAAACAAAATAATAATGAAAATAATAGACTTGATTCACATTTACTTAATCAATTAAATGATAATCCTTATGTTAATAATGTAGTTTTTCAAAATAACGACGATATAGATCTTGATGAAATTCTTTGTGACTAAATTATGCATAACTATTATCAATATCTAAATTCTTTAAAGCTAATTCTAATAAATCTTCATCATCATTTAGTTTAATTAAATCATGATTATGATCTGCATCTACATTTACATCTAAAGATTCAATACTATCTTTATTTTCTAACAACAATTTTTTTATAAATTCATATGATTCTATTAAATCTCCTATACTCTTAACACCAGTTATATTAACAGGACCTTTCTCAAAAATTAAAAAAGATACTTTCTTCTTAAACTTCTTCTTATCATCACTATCATCCTTAACATATAACTTGTATATTACAGCTGCATGAATATCAGGATCATACTTTAAATGATCTTTTAAATTATCAGATGATACATTTAAATTCTTATCACTCTCTATTTTTTGTTTTATCAAATCATACAAATTATATAACTTTAACTTAAAACCAATATTAAAATTACTATTTATCATTGTCATCTCAAAATTTGATAAATTAATTTTTTTATCATCCTTCACAAAAGGTTTCTCTATTATTTTATTATCTTCTTCAGATATTATCGCAAAATCTTTATTTAACTCGTCAATTATAATATTTAAAGTTGTATTCATCGATAATACTGACCTAAATCCTGTAAATTGTAAAGAACCATTTTTAAAAATTTTAGTACTAACTGTACTATTTGGATAATCCTCTAATTTAGGATTTAACGCAATTGAAACCTGATTTTGAAAATCTTTCTTCTTACCTTCTAACTTTTTCTTTGAAATTTTCTTCTTACCATTATCATTTAAACTATTCCTTCTAATATTATTTCTATATTGCACATTCATTAAATTAGTTGTATCTATGTAATTATAAATATTCTCTATATTAAACTCTACACCTAATTTACATTTTCCTGAAATCGTTACTATTTTGACTTCTTTAGATAATAAACTAGTGTCTAAAAAATTTTCTTTAATATACTTCTTCATTTTATATATATAAATAATAATTTCTTTAAATATGTTTTAATTTCAATATTTTTAATGTGTATAAATTTCAAAAAAAATATCTATAAAATTGTATGAGGGTATTATCCTGGGATGTTGGTATAAAGAATTTAGCGTACTGTTTAATAGACAACAGTAAAATCGTAGACTGGGGTATAATTAATTTATTAGAGGATAATTTAAAGTGTCATGGTTTTATTAGTTCAGATAACAGTACTAGTGATTGTTGTAAAGAAGTTAAATATGAATATAATGAATATAAATTTTGTTTGCTACATAAAAATCAGTTTTTAAAGTTAGATAGTAATATTTTAAATGAAGAAACTTATAAAGGAGAAATAAAGTGTACTTGTATTAAGAGTGATAAAAAGATATGTAATAAGGAATCAAAATTTAAGATAGGGAATAATTATTATTGCAAATTACATTATAATAATTTTATAAAAAATAATAATGTGTTAAAAAAAATTAGTAAAATGAATGCTTCTAAAGCACCAATTGATGAAATAAAAATGAATTTAATTACAGAATTAGATAAAAAAACTTTTGAAAATATAGATTATGTTGTTATCGAAAATCAACCATCAATAAAAAATCCTAAAATGAAAAGTGTAGCAGAAACCTTGTATTCATGGTTTTTAATTCGAGGAATCGTTGATGGAGAAATTACTAATTTAAAAAACATACAATATTTAAGTCCGTCTAATAAATTAAAAATAAATGATGTCGATTTAAATAAGGAAATTGATAAATTGCATGATAAATCTAAAAAATATAAACTTACTAAAGAAAGCTCGATTATTTACACAAACAAGTTATTAACTAATAATAAAGAAAATAACTGGATTGATTATCTTCAGAAAAGTAAGAAAAAAGACGATTTATGTGATTGTTATTTACAAGGGATTTATTTCATTAATAATAAAAATTAATTATTTTAAAATTTTTAAGATAATTAATCATCTAATTTAATTTTCTTAATACCCATTATCTTTTCTAAATTAGTATCATTAGCTAAAGTTTTCTTTATTTTAATATTATTCTTTAACGTATTATACTTTGTCGTTTTATTCTCCCATTGATACTTATTTCTATCTTTATATGATTCCTCTATCAATGTTGTTAATGGTACCATCGGTGGAATTATTAATCTTCCACTATAAATTTTATTCGTTCTTTTCCTAAACTCTTCTATTGTAATATTTCCACCAAAAACATCTAATATTTGTTTGGGTGGTGATGGATAAATTTCCTCTACCTTATTATCATTCAACTCATTTGATAATTTTAATATTAATGAATTTCTCTCCCATAATTTATGATCATTTAAATCAATATTAAATGCACATGCACATGATGGACTACAAAAATTACCAAATACATAATATTTATTATTATATAACTTATCTGGTAAAGGAAATGGAGTATTATCAAAATTGTGACAACACCACCAGCATAAACAATTACTATTCATTAAAGAGATATTATTATTATCAATACTGATAATTTTAGATTCAAGTTTTTCTACAGAATAATCACCAAAAAATATATCTCCTGTCGTCTTTTCATTTTCTAATTTACTTATTTTTTCTTTTAAATTATCAATTTTATCCTCTAAATGATTTATATACTTGCTATTGAAATTGACTTTATTATTTGTAAATTCATTTTCTAATGAAATTTCATTTATTGAAGTTTCTGTATCATTAATACTATCATTACAATTATTGATATTTGTAATTTTTCCTATTTCTGATAAAGTTAATGGAATATGCGCTATTAAACAATTATCATCATTTTTTAAATTACTTAGTTCTGTATTTTTTATTTTGATTAATTTTCCTGTAGGTTTTCTTCCTCGTTTTTTCGGAATTTTTTCAATTTCTTCTGTTTTTTTATCTTTTGGCTTTCTACCTCTTTTCTTTTTCTGAATTTGATTGTTTTCTGAATCCATTTAATTATACTTATTAACTTAATATTTAAATATAATTCATTATCTTTAAATAATAAATAATATATATATATATATTATGGAAAACAAATTATCAAAAGAAGATCTTACTAATATAATAAAAATATATAAAGTGTTTGATGATAGTGAAATATTAATGATGATAGAAAATCCTAATTTATTAACGGATGACAATTTAAAATTAAGTTTAATAAATATGATTAATATTGAAGAAAATGTTTTAGATAAAATGAAAACATATTACGACATGTATACATTTCATACTGGAGGTAAAGGATTTAATTTTTTAAAAAAAATGATACCAAAGAATCTTTTTAAAAAAAAATCTAAAAGAAAAAAATCTAAAAGAAGTAGGAAGAAAAAAAAAAAATCTAAACGTAGAAAGTCTAGAAATAGTATGGATTCAGAAAAATCTAGTCATAAAAGTAAAAGAAATAGTAATAGAAGTAAAAATAATAAATCATTTAATGGTCTACCTAATATTATAATTAATAACAATAATAATAATGGTAGTCAAAATTTAGAAGATAAAACTATACCACAAATATCAATTCCATTAAAATTTATTATCAGTAATGATGAAATAAATGATAAAAAAAATGATAAAAAAAATGATAAAAAAAATGATAAAAAAAAAGGTGGTACAAATATAGAAATTAATAAATCGGATGGATTAGATATTTTAAAAAATAGTTTAAAATCAGGAGAAACTGAATTTAATTTAACTTTTGATTTTAATAAAAATATAGATTATAAAAATCAAGATTTTTCTAAATTTATGACTACAATTAAAGACTTTGTTAAAGAAAAAGCAAATGATATATCTAATGATAAAGATGTACCACAATTTAAAAATGAATTAAAACAAAAAATTAATTCTATTAATAATTTATTACCTCCTTTTTATTCTCAAGATATTGTAATACCTTAAGTTGTTATTGAAATACTAGTTTTTGCTTTTCTACCTCTTTTCTTTTTAGTTTCTGATTCACCAGTTACTATTGATTCAGTAACCTCAGATTCTTTCTCAGAACTATCACTTAATTGATTATTTAATACTTCATCAGCTTTTCTGGCTGCATTTTGAGCTTTAATTTTATTTAAAATGTTAGAAATATCTGGTTTAACACTTTCTACCTTATTTGTATTTAACATGTCCATTTGTTCTTTGATCTTTTCTGTGTTATTACTTACACTTTCTTGCTGTTTTTTTAACTCATCTATTTTACTTTGTTGTTCTTTTATTTTTTGCATCTGTTCATACATTTTTTTTTGTTTATCATCTTCTGATTCAACTGGTTTACCTTGACCAGATATGTTATTATTAATTCCATTTTGTAATTTGGCTAGTAACTCAGGATTATTACTTAACACACTATCTAAACCTGGAATTGATTCTGCCATTTTCTTTGATGCATGAAATGATGCAGCACTTGCTGACATCATCAAAACTAACTTAATTTCAGGTTGGATCTTCCTTCCTGAAATTTTATACTTGTCATATAACTCCTCAAATACCGATGTATATGAATCCTTCCCTAATTCAACTTGTTCAGACCAACCACCTAATTTCAAACCAAATGGATCATAACTTTCATTTAAAAATTCTAGTCCTTGAACAGCGTTGACTAAGAATCCTTTTGCCATTTCTACTCCATCCTTCTTACATTGATAATCCTTCCAAAATTTTACCTCAAAACACATTTCATCATAATCAGAATTAATATCATATGATTTAGTTAACGTAATCCCCATTTTTTTAATAGCTAAAATTTCAGCATATTTTTCCATTCTTTTTAATCTTTGAGTTTGTTCGTCTAGCATATGAAATGGGATCTCATCTAAATTCATTTCTTTTAACTCATCTAATGTTGGTACTTTATCATTTTTCTCAGTTGTTAATCCTATTTTTTCTGTTGAATTTTTATATTTTTCTGTCAATGTTTTATTTTTATAATCTTCTATCATTTTTAGTTTTTTAAATTCGTCTTTTTGTTCATTATTTAACTGACTAAAATTTCTTTCTTCTTTATTTGAAGTTTGATTATTAAACAATAAGTTATTGTATTCAATTTCTGGTTCATTATCCACAGATTCATTATCTGAATTAAAATTATCTGAACTTTCACTATCAAACATTTCTTCTGTTTCAGTTTCTTTAATATGTGGTAATTTTTTATCAACTAAATTTGGTAATGAAATTTTTTCTTTTGTATTATCTGCTAGTCCACCAAAATGTACAGATGTCGATGTATTATCTAAAGGTTTAGGTTTTTCCATATTATTTATAAAAGAAATATATAAATATATATTAACGCATTTTTTTATATATATTTATAAAGTGAATGAGAAATTATCTACAAATTTAAGTGGTTTAGGAATATTAGAAACTGTACTCATAATTTCTTCATACAATTTACTTCTTTCAGGTAATTGTTTTATTATTGGTTCTATAACTTTTTCATTAACTGGTTCTATAATTGTTTTCATAATAGGTTCTTTTAACACAGGATTCTCTATAATATCAAATTTATCTATAATATACAAGTAAATTAAACTACTTAATAAAATTAATGATATCCAAATTAAAAAATACTTTAAAAAATAATTTGGTTTATTTCTACGTTTTCTTCTGTATTCTTTAATATCACTATTTAAATTATTAATTATAAATCTCATTATATAATATAAAATATTATATTTTATATAGATGTCATTTTATAAAAATCCTATCATTGGCTGGTATGTAAAAAAAAGATTAAAAAATATTATACTACTTCTAATTCTAACATTTTTTTTATTCTATTTATTCCTATCAAACTACTCTTATAAAACTAGTTATGGTTGTAAACGTCCTGATTGTTATTCTACTCCATGTACTGGATACAAATGTATAGCATCCGGGTGTGTAGGTAATAACTGTAAAGCAGGAGATTGTTATGGTGAATCCTGTGAAGCGGGAGATTGTAAAGGTATAGGTTGTCGTGCAGGTGATTGTTATGGACTTAATTGTATCCCTGGCAAAGCAATTGATCCCACATGTCAAGGAGATAAAAAATTAAGAGGAACTTGTAATACATTCGCATTTCATGGAAAAGCATATAATTTACCTTCAGGATCATTATATCCAGTAGTAAAATACTTACCTAAAAATTCTATATTTAATCCAGATTATTGTTCTGATAAAAAAAAAACTAATATCTTTACTAATTCAAAATATATTTACAATTTTAATGTTGATTACATAAATTTATACACATCTGGATTGAAAAAACTAGAAGACGTTAAATATAAAGATAATATTTCTCAAACTGGTAAAAGTTTCATCATAAATAATGATCTATTTTTCACTTACTCTATTCCTAATGTATATAAATCAAATAATTGTGAATGGTGTACTGATTTTAAAAATAAAAAGATAGTTTCTGATTATAAACCTCACTATAATAATAATCAGATTGAATGGGTACCTAAAAGTAAATTAGTAAATCCTATTACATCAGAAGGACAAGAAGATACATGTAATTTTAATAATGAGCATAATATGAAAATTTTGAATAATCAATCAGTCATTTCACAAATTAATTATATTAAATCGAATAACAAAGAGACTTATTTACAAAATTATTTAATTGATGATATTAAGGGTGAAATAATCAATACTATTTGTACTAATTGTAGTAAAACCAATATTCAATATTTAGATATAAACACTCATCCAACTGATTTTAAAAATGAAATTAGTCCATGTTTAATTAGAAATTATGAATTAGAACAAATAACAGATAATTTTGGAGAAGTAATTAATCATAAGCCGATTAATTTTACCTTATTTAAAAAAAAATCTTTAGAATTGGATGATTATTTATTAAATAATTCTAATACATTAAAAACTTTTAAAGAACATCATTTATTCGTGTACAAAAATACAATTAATAATACTCAAATATATCAATGCTATTGGTGTAATATTTCTGTAAAAGTAGATTATGATGCATTACCTAGAAAAAATAATTTAGAATTAGATAGTTGTATTAATACAAATGATTATAATCATTATATGTATTATCAAATTGATAAAAATAAAAATGTTTATATGACTTGTCTTAAATGTAATAAAAATAGTTTTTTTTAAACTTTATTTTCTATACTATTATAAATGTATTCCTTAATCGATGAAGCTTGGAATAATATATCTTTAGATAACTTATCTGATAAACTTTACGAAACATTTGAACCTTTGTCTAGTAATAATAATGTTAGTGAACTTGATGATATTTATTCTGATATTAATACAGAAGATGTATTACCCGAAATAAAAAAAAGTGAGTTATCTTGTGAAGATTTAATTAATAAAGTATTAAGTTGTCCTAAGTGTAAAAATATGTTAATAAAAAGATTATTAACAGATAATTTAGTTATACCTAACTTTAATTCCAATGAAACAAAAGAAATTATGATATTAATTTTGATTGGATTAATTATTATAATAATTATTGATTTATTTATAAGAATTTCTTCTTAACTCCAATCTATTAAAAGAATATTTGGTTCAAGAAAATTAATTTTAAAACCATTTTTTTCTAATTTTTTAGTTAAAAATTTAGAACAATCTTTAACATCATAAATGGGATATCCAAATATATAAAATGGTATTTCATACCAAGTTGATTTTTTATTTGTATTTGCAATTAATTTAATCTTATTACTAACTAAATGATATATATTATTGTAACAGCTAATTTTATTCTCTTTTTTTAATTTTTCTGCTTTTTTTAAATCATTTATATTTACCATATTATTAATTATAAATTATATTTACATTTTATATTTAAAAATTAATTATTCATAATACATAATGACTCAACTTAAAAATTTAGTCCTTAGTGGAGGCGGAGTCACTGCTATTGGATTTCTAGGAATATTAAAATTATTATATGAATATGACCTTATTAAAGAAATTGAACATTATGTAGGTACTTCTATGGGTGCAATTATTTGTTATTTGTTAACAATTGGTTTTAATCATAACGAATTATTAGAATTTTCAAAATTATTTAATTTTTCAAAAATAACTGATAATATAAAATTAGATAATTTTTTATATAACTATGGTTTTGTTGATATGAATAACATTAAAATTATTTTAAAAAATATTTCAAATGTAAAAAATATAGATAATGATATAACATTTAAACAACATTTTGAGAAAACAAATAAGAAATTATCAATTACTGGAACTTGTTTGAGTGATTTTAAATTATACTATTTTAATTATGAAAATACTCCAGATATGAAAATATTCGATGCTATATTAATTAGTTGTTGTATACCATTATTATTTGAACCAGTAGAATATGATAATAGATGTTGGATTGACGGAGGTATTATAAATAATTTTCCTATTGATTACTGTTCTGATGAAATTGATAATACATTAGGTATAGCAATTAAAGATATTTGTTTTAAAAATTGTTCAATTGATCCTAAAAAAGATTTACCTGACTATTTATCTAATTTATTTAAATGCTTAGTATATTCTGATACTGTAAAAAAATTAGATATCTATAATAATAATACAATTAAATATAACTTTGATATATCAATTATGGTTGATTTTAATATCAACTCTAGTGAAATATTAGATATTTTTAACGATGCTTATCAACAAGCTAATTCACAAATTAACGTATTTCAAAAATTTATTAAAACTAATGATACTATTAGTGACGAACCACTTAGTTTGTCTGATACTGATACAATACAAAAAGTTGTTGAAAAAATATCAATCGATGAAGAAGAACTATAAATTATTTTTATATTTATTTATTCTTCTTTTATAATCCTCTAAATCCTCTAATGTTATTAAATTATGATCATTATAATTATTTAACACATCTTTTGGTATTAACGTTTTAAAAGCAAAGTCTAATGAACTATAACTTGATGAATTATTCCCCTTATCGTCATATAAATTAAAATTATTAATATCATTATATCGAGTTATATCAAATAAATTACTATTAAACGCTGTTATTTCTTTACATAAATTTTCTTTCTTTGATGACTTTAAAAACTCATCATTAAAATCATAATTATTTAGTCTTTTCTTTTTCTTATTATTTTTAAAATCATCATCAATACTGTGACGTATAAAACTAATATTTTGTAATCTTTTTGATAAATCACTAGTAGATAATTTATTAATATCATTATAGTTAAAATTATGTCTTTTATTTAGTTCTTGTTCTAGTATTTTGTAATTTTTTAAAGCTTCATCTTTATTAGATGGAAAATTATTATTATGTAACTTAGAATTTTTTAAATCGATAAAAGATGAGTTTTCTAAATAAAGTTTTCTTTTAGAGTCATATATTTCTTTTGTTTTTTCATTTTTCAAGATTGTGTAAGCTAAGTTAACGAATTCAAATGCTTGAGAGTCTTCCCCACTTTTATCGGGATGAAATCTTAAAATTAATTTTTTGTAGTTTTTTTTAGTTTTTTTTAGATCAAAATTATCTTTAGAAATATCTAAAATCTCGTATAAATCTAGATAGCATATTTTTTGAATATCATCTTCATTCATTATTTTATATAATATTTTTTTTTAAAAATTTATTTTTAAATATATATATGTATAAAAATAATATTTATTATAGTATTTATTATTCAATAATTGGTGATATCATTGGTTTTGATAATTTCAAGTTAATAAATGATTCAAGAAATATAAATAATAATAATCAAGCAGTTCGCTTATCTAATCAAACTATATATTCTATAATTAATTTCATTTCTAAAGGTGGATATACTGGATCTAATTTAAGAAAAAAAATATATTCTAATAATATTATTTTTTTATTATCAGTATATGATTGTATCAAAGATTCTATCGGAAAAGAAAATGAAATTATTATTGATAATGTTATAAATAATATTATTGATTTTTATAAAAACGATAATAAAAGAAAAGATAGAGCTTATGAAAATAGAATAGCAAAAATTTTAAATAGATTAATGGATAATAATTTAAATTGGAAATATTCATCATATTCTGATAAATCTTTATCATTTGAACCTTCAGTTAGATGTATCCCAATTGGTTTTTTTTATCAAGGTAAAAAAAATTTTGATAGTTTGGTAAATATTTCAATTAACTCATCAAGAATAACACATAATAACGCTATTTCTTATTTATCTGGATTTATGTCTGCTTTTTTTTGTGCATTAGCTATAGAAAATAAACATCCATCATTATGGCTATCAAAAATTATTGAATTATTTCAAGATGGTACACTTGATTCTTATATAAAAAAATTCATTACCGATAAAGATGAATTAAATTTACATATTAAAGATAAAGACTTTTTTTTATTCTGTCTTTTATCTTATCAAAACTTTAGATTTGAATTTAAAAATAATAAATGGAATTTTTTATCATCTAATAATACATCTAATGGTAATCATAAAATTTTTAAATATCTAGATATTAGAATTAAAATGTTTCATGAAATGTTTAATAAAAAAATGTCTAACTATTTTAATCCTGGATTTTTTGGTATAGATTCTGTTCTTATTGCTTATGATGCAGTTTTAGAATCAGAAGGAAATTTTGAAAAACTAATTTATAATTCTATGTTACATTCAGGTTTATCTCATACAACAGGATGTATAGCAGGTGCATTCTTTGGAGCATATTATGGTAACTCTAATTTACCTTCTAACTTGTTAAACTTAGATAAAGATATTTTAGATAATTTTAATGTTATTTTTAATAAATAAATTTATATCATTTAAGTTAATATCGCCTGTATATTCTACTATTTTATTTTCATTTATTAGTTTGATTGTAGGATAACTATCAATTTCGTATTTATCACATAGCTTCTTATTTGAATCACATTTTACGTCAACTACATCAATATTACTATATTTCATTTCTTCTTTTAATTTTATCCATAATGGGTCTATTTTTTTTGACCAATAACACCAACTACTATTGAAATTTATCAATTTAATTTTATTTGACATATATTTTCTTTTAGGAAAAAAATAGTATATTATAAATATTATTAAAATTAATATTATCATACCATAAATAAGAAAAAAAGTATAGAATTATTAGAAAAATAAAATATTTTATATATATATATATGTATAAAATTTACAAAAATGAAATTAAAATTACAAATTTTTTAAAAGGTGGAGCAACACCTCCTACTTTAGGAAGTTTAAATACTTTAAAACTTCATGATAATGATGGTAAATTGTTCGAAACTAATAATACCACGTTCGTTGATGATAGAATGGGAACTGAAGAAATTAAACATTTTCATGATATATTCACTAAAACAATTGATTTAGTAAATGGTACAAATTATGCTGACATGAAAACAGCAATAAACATAGCAAGTAAAAATGTTTATTTACTTTTAAAAAAAGTTTTTGGTGATGGTAGTGATAATAAATCAGTAGATGATATTATTAGTAACGATATATTAAACAAAAATGCTTATAGATATGCAGTATCTTTCGCAAAAACAATTGGATTATTTGATGGTAATGAATTATTGGAATTTGATGATTGGGAAAAAAAATTCAATGATGAAAATGGTACTACTGAAAAGAAAAATTTAAGAAAAAGTTTATTAGATGGAACAGATGATAACAGTTGGCTTCTTGCAGGTTTTTTTGGAAATGGTAATAAAAACCCAAAATATAGATATAAATTATTAATTGATCGTTTAAAAGCATTAAAACAAAAATATGGAAATGAAGTAAAATGTAAAGATATTTATCCTCAAATTACAGTAAAAAGTAGATTCTCTCATTGGAATCCACAATTAAATTTTATTGGAGGTGCTCATGAAAATTTAAATTATATTTTAAATGGTGGTGTACTAAATTCAATTATTAGAATTCCAAATATGTCTAATTATTTTAGAGAACAATTAAATTTGAGTAAACTTAGACTTAAAAACATGAATAAAGCTTTAAGTGAACAAAGTTTACAACAAATTAATGTTGTTATTGATAGACTTGAAAAACATGAGAAAGAATTACAAAATACTTTTGAACTTTTAAAAAATGCTAATAAAATTGAAGCAAATGTAATTGATTTAAAAACACATGAAAATGATTTAAAGAAAGCAAAAACATCAGTCAAAAAACATCTTACATATACAGGTGTTTTAACATCAATTTTAGAAACTGTATTAAAAGCAGAAAATAGTAATGAAATTAAGAAATACCTTTAAATATTTATATATAATTAATTTAATTAAAATTAAATTAATAATATATATATGACTTTAGAATTAAAAGATTTAATTGATATAGGTTTTCGATATAAAAATATTAAATTTGAAGAATTTGATAATATAGATATTTCTGATGAAGGTATAGAAATAACAGATGAATTAAGAGAATGGTTTTTTAATTTTTTTAATAATTTTAATTACATAAATGATAAAGGTTTTGATGATAGATTAGATGAAGTACTAAATAACAAAGTTTTAGATAAAAATTATGTTAACTTAATAGAATTTGCATTTAAGAATAGAAATAAATTTAAAAAAGAAGTATTAATAAATCAAAAAGACTTAATTGAATTAATTAAAAAAAAAAATGAAATAAATCAAAATAATTTTATTGAGTATTCAATAAATGTTGATTATGAATACTTAAACTTTGGTAAACCAATTTTCTTTAAAAGTTATGATTTGTTTAAAAAAGACAATTATTTAATTAATTATTTTGAAAATGATAATAATTTTGATATATATTTTACATTCATGGATTTACTAAAATCAGAATTTAGTTTAGTTAATGATTATTTAGATAAATTAAATTTTCGAAAATTTAAAAAAATAATTTATATAAATGAATTTAACGATATAGAAAAATTAGAAAAAAATCCCTTTAGAAATATTATATATCTAAATAGTCAAAGAGTAATAAAATATTATAACACTTTTACATTTAATTTATATGAATCAGTAGATAGTTGGTTAAATAATCAAATAATAAGTGAAAAATTTAAAAAACAACCTAAATTAAAGAAATTTTTAGAAATAATTGTATCATTTATAAATTTTAAAAATATTTTAATATACTTCAATGATGGTAATTTTAATATTAAAAAGTTTAAAATAATGCTAAATTTATTTAATCCAAATAAATTTGTGATTATTGATGATCATAAAGTTGAAGTAAATAATGATAATAAAATTCAAATATATAAAGAAACTAGTAAAAAAATAGATGATTATATAACTTGTGAATTAAATAATGAAATAATTTTATATAAAGAAAGAGAAATCAAAAAAAATTTAAACGATTTCAAAAAATATTTTTTACCTGAATTACTAAAAGATAATAATAATATAGATTTAAATTTATTAATTTATTTTATGAATAATCCTAAAAATAATGAAAATATATTATCAAGTTTAATGAACAAATATAAAAACATATTATAATATATAATATTATGAATATTCCTAAAAATATATCAGATCCATTTTATAGATATAAAAGAGAAAAAATCAAATTAAGCGAAGATAAATTAGGCACAAAAATAACTAATTTAAATAATATATCAAAAAACATAAATCTTAAATCAAAAACTATAATAACTTATATTCAAAAAAAAATAGGTTGTAATTCTAAAAATGATATTTTATATAAAAAATCATTAAATGAAAATACAATTGATGATATAGTTGAAGAACTAATTGGAAATATTATTTGTGAAAAATGTAATAATCCAGAAATAGAATTTATTAAAAATAAAAAACTAATTAAAAAAAAATGTAAAGCTTGTGGTTATGAAGTAGAAGTAAATGATGATTTAAAAAAATTCTTATTAAATGAATGTTAATCCAGCTAAACCATTATTTATTCTAAATATATTATAACTTAAATTATAAACACGAAGTAATATAGGATTATCATACGAAACTAAAGTAGATAAATTTAGATCTAAAACAATATCTTCTATTTTTGTGAAATTACAAGATCCTCTAGGTTCAAAATTTTCAGGATCAATAGAAAATGAATACATATTAATACCTTCTTCAATTGTATTAGAATGGAATAAGTTAGTTTTAATATAATTATAAAAATTTTTATCAAAATATCCAGATCTATTCTGACCATTATGATGAATTTGTGAATTTAAAACTAAATTAGAACCTGAATATTTTATATTGGACGTATAATTAAATTTTTCTTTAATGTTACCATTTTTAATTTTATTTAATTGTGCAATCCAAAAAATTTCTTTACTAGGATTTAAAAAGTTTAATTTAATTTTAGTATTCGTATTATAAATTTTCCTCTCTCCAGTATACTGTAAAGTAGTAATTAAATATTCATGATTTGATTCTGCAAACTTTTTTCTCTCCGCATTATCCAAATATATAAAATTTAATATTAAATATGACTGATTAATAGATAAATTTGGATAAGAAAAAGAATAAGAAAATTCTTCTGAAGAAGGCATTACATAATAATTTTTCTCATTATAAATTTTATAATTAGATTTATTTATTGTAGAATTAGTTTGATAATATGAAAATGATTGATCATATTTAGTATAATATAATCGCTTCGTTTTATAATCAAAATACTCAAAGATCATTTCAATTTCATTATTATTTAAACTTTGTTTTATTATCTCTCCCGATTCAAATAAACAAATACTCTCTTCAATTTGAATATAATTTGATGGAGATTGTATTAAAACATTTTCTAATGAATTATAATCAATATGTATTTTAATATCACTTAAATGTAACGCAATAACTGGTATAGCTAATCCCTTATTTCTATTGAAAAAAAAACTTATCGGAATATATAAATTATATGAATTAATACCATTATTCGATTCATATAAAGAAGGAATGTTTCCAATTAATATATCTTCAGTCTCCCTATCATTAGATACGGATAGTAAACTCCATATATTTAACCAATCCCCATAAAGCTTATCAATTATCTTTCCATTAATCTCTAATTCAATAGAATTTATTATATTATAACCTATTTTTTTTGTCCATCTAAATGTTTCAAATAAGGTATTATTATTTTTTGGGACTTCAGGGAGTTCAACAAATAGATAACAAGTAGATAATAAATCAGCAGTTTTTGATAAAGTACAAGATACTCTCTTTCCAAAATCAGGACTTGTTGAAAATAATTGTTTTACTGGTTCTTGAGAAAAATTTGTGTGTCGTTTATAAACCATTTTAAAAAAAGTTATTTCAGGATCCGATGATAAATATAAATCTTCTAACCCAATAGATACTAACTGTATTAATCCTCCAGCCATTTAATATATATAACAATATATTTTTTAAATAAGTTTCTTATTCATAATAACTTAATCCTGCTAATCCACTCATAATTCGTAATATATTATAAGAATTCGCAAAAATCTTTATCTTCTTATTTTTCAAACTATTATCTGCTAAAGTTAAATCAAATTTAACATTATCTAACATACTAAAATTTAAACTACCACTAGGCTGGAAATCATAATTACCTAAATTAAAACTATATACATTAATTCCATCCGCTATACATGACTTATACCTCTCATACGGAATTACATAATTAGTATACACGTTATCCATATTTAATAATGTTACATTATTTACTAATATTTTTGTATTCTTTATTACATTATCATAATTACCTAACACCCTATCATCATAATCAATAAACCAAATTAAATCTTTTACTGAATTTTTAAAACATAAATCAAACAAACTATTATCACCCAAAATATACTCGTTAAATTGAGTATTTTCTATTAAATATTCATGTCTTCCTTTCGCAAATTCTTCCCTCTCTTTATCATCCAAATATATATAACCTACATCTAATTTTATACCTAAATCCTCCTCTAATATAATTTTTGTATTATCATCCTTTACAACCAACTTATCTAATTCTTCAACATATAATTTTAAATATAATTTAACATTTGACATTGCTATTACTGGTAGATTTAAACCACTATACCGATTAAACCAAAAATACATCGGTAATATTAAATTATATCCCTTTTTTACGTCTCCATTACTTGTAAATAAATCATATGTTGATCCTATCATCCTCTCTCTTAACTCTTTCTTATCATAAGTATTATTTAACTCATACCATATATTCACCCACTCACTATAATGACGATCTATTAACAAATCATTCATATATAATTCAACTCTATTTAATAAAAAATTACCTACATTCTTTATCCAACTAAAGTTTGGCTTACTTACCCTATTTAATATTTCTATCTCATCTAACTTATAATTATCTAATTTTATTTTATTATCATTTAGATAAATTAATTCATTATTTAATTCTGAATTAATATCTTCAGAAATTAATTCATATTTTATAAAATTTTCTAAATTTAAACGATTTAAATTATAATCCTTAGTAATTATAATATTATCATAATATAAAAAATTATTTTGTTTATATTCATAAAATATAGATTTAATTAAATCATTAATTAAATCATTAATATAAATATTATTAGTATTAATATATTTTACTAAATTAAAATCTTCATTATTTAATATTGCAAGATGATTTATATATTCATCTAGAAACAATATTTGTAATAAATTTTCATTATCTTCTACAATTTGTAATATTGGATTAATATTATTATAATACATATTTTCTATATCTATAATCAAGCTGTTTAAATTAGTAAACGAATTATTAAAATCATTTTCTGAAGAAATATTACCAATCTTTATAATATCTAATTTTTTATTGTCAAAATCATAGTAATATCCATTACCTAAAATACTCTTTCTTCTTATTAAAATTCTATAATCATCTGAATATTCTAGTGTAGAAGGTATTTCTTTTATAATATGACATTTTTTTAGTTCATAATCAAAACCATCATTAACTATTGATATGTATTTTATATTATTATTATCAGTTAATATAACACCAGTCCCATATTTACCTTTATCTTGCACAATTATAACATTATCATTATATGAACTCAAATTAATATTCAATCCAATATTATCATTAGTTTGAATCGTATCTAATGTACCATAAAATTTATCAGTCATAATATAAGGAAATACTGGTTCATCATTATCATCAATTGTTATAAAATATGCATAAGTTCCTTGAGGAAAATCAGGTGTAACATAAAATCTACCATTAAATTCATCAAGATCACCATAATTTTCTTTATACTCATAATCTTCAACAAATGAACCAATACCATAATTAGTTATTTCCCCATTTAAAACTTCTATTAAATCAATTCTTTCTTTAGTAAAAGAATCTTTTAATTTATAAGAAGATTTAATTTTACTAATTTGATTATTTACATATCCATAAGGTCCATATATTGGATATCCATCTAATGAAATACCCACTATCTTTGAATGTCCATCTGTATGTCTCAATTTATCTCCACTAAAATTTGAATTATCAAAATAATTATTAGAAATATTAACTAAAGAATTAATAAATTTACCTGAATAATAATTGAAATCATTATTTTCATTAATATAAGCACTATAACTTGATTCTATATTTGTTAATTGATCAAAATAATTTATTAAATTTAATCTAAATGATTGAACTGAAATAGAATCAAATTTTATACCTAAATTATTATCTAACATTGCATAAACATTATCATCGATATTCACATTATAAGGTAAAGAAAAAGTAATACTATTATCAATTATATCATTTACTATAATATTAACACTTAATGAATTAACTAAACTAGAATCATATAAATTTAAAGTATCACCTATACTTATTAAAGTTGATGATTCTACCAAATTTATGTAATCAAAATAATAAGTTGATGATACTTTAACTTTATAAATAGAATCTGGACTATTTGCTATAGAATTAATGTTATTAAAATATACATTTTTTAAAATAACACCGTTTGCACTAATTCCAATATTATTATCAATAACATTTTCTATCTTTTTTATATTTTTATGAAATTTAATATTAATATTAAAAGTATTATTATTTACATTATAATTAGTTAATGAATTTTCTGCAGGTAAAGGATCATTAGTTGTAGAAATTTGTAGAGTTGAATTATCCAATGATAATGTTATAGGATAATCACTATTATAAAAAAATAAATTATTAAGATCAAATGGTATAAAAACATGAATTAAACTTCCATCTAAGTTAATGTTAGTAATATTACAAACTAAAGGTTCATAATTTAGTAAATTATATTCATCATTTGTTACTAAAGAACCTCTTATAAATTTATAATCTTCATTTAATAAATCATTATTGTTAATTTCATTTTCTAATATTTTTATTGTAAGATAATTACTATTATCAGAAAAATATACATCTTTTAATTTCTTTAAAAATGTTTTTTGAAAATTATATATGTCTTTTTCAATGTCAACTTGTGATGATGACAAAGAATTTATATAACTAATTTTTTCATTAAATTTAGATTCAAGATAATCAGGTACAAGTATATCGTCTATAACTACATAATTATCAACATTATCATATAATTGATTATTTAAATAATGTTTTACAAAACTTGGCAATAATGAATAAATTTGATAAACTGATATTAAAAAAGTAAATTTATTTATATAATTATAAATTTCATTATTTAATGACATATTATTTAAAAAACTATTTATTGATCTATTGGTTTCAGTCTGACTAAAAATTAAATCTACATTAGTATCAAAATCACTATTATCACCAACTACTAAATTTAAAGTTGAATAAAATAAATCCTTAATCTCAACATCCGTTAATGATAAATTATCACTAATGTCTAAATTAGAAACACTAGACACTAAATTTATATTTAATAAAAAATTATTTATACTTGTTTCAATAGCATCATAATAAGAGTTTAATAATATAATATAAGCATTTTTACCCAATATTTTATGAATGTTTCCATATATTAAAATATTACTCTCTACCAAATTATTTAAAATATCCCTACTAAAAAATAAATTATTATCAATAATATTAAAAAATAATGTTCCTATTTCAGATGATATTTTTGTTTTTATATCATCATAATACGTATAATCAATTATATTTAAATATTCATTAATAATAAAGTCATTAGAACTTAAATAAAATAACTCTTTATTAAACGTATTATACATAGAATTAAGATCTGAATTATATAGATTAGATAACGTTTTTGAATAATAGTCAATAATAATTGATATAATATTAGAATCAGTAATTTCTTCCCTTGTATTATCATTTACATTAAGTTTGTAATATGATGTATCATATATGTAATTATAAGTAATCAAATTACCATCATAATCATTTTCATAAAGTACTTTATTCAACAATAATTCTTTTAAATTTAAAAAATACGAATTAAAAATATTATTACTATTATCAAATAATTCATTAATTATAGTATTTGAATTAAAGATAGTAGAAAAATCAGCTAAAAATGTAAGCTTAATTGATCCAGTTAATTGTTCTAAATCTGTAGAATAATCAGAGTTTGACGTAATTAAATTAAAAATTTTTGCACTAATATTATTTAATCTAAATAATAAAATATTATTTAAATGAGTTGATGATGATTTAAGTTCATCAAATAAAAATAAACATAAATAAATATGTAAAATATTAGTATATTTATATCCTCTAGTAACACTATCAGTTATATTATTATATTGAGAAATATTACTATTAAAATATCTTGAATTAAAAGTAATAGAATTAACTTTTATACCTTTTCGTAAATTTACAATATTTTGATACCTAAATGCGAAATACGAATATTTGTCAAATTCAAATTTATAATTAAAGTTTTCAGAACTATCAATATAAAAATGTAAGTCATTACCACTAATATACGAAAGAGTAATTTCTTTTATAAAATTAGCAGATTGAAAATCAAAATTAGTATTTGATATTTCATATAAATAATATGTACTATCTGTTTCAATTATATTTTCTGTATTTTCACCAGAAGAATTATCTAGAAAATTAATGAAATTTAATTCTGTACTATTGATAATTAATAAATCTTGATCTATAAAATTATTATTACATTTTAATTTATATGTAACATTATTTTCAGCATCTTTATAAACTAAATATAAATAATTATCTGTACCTAATCTATCAGAATAATTCGTGTAATCATTATAAATCTCTACCTTAATAAAATCTTCAATTATATCAATATTACTTACTTTGTACGTTCCTATGAAATTATCACCTTCTGATTCATTAATTTCATAATTACTTGATATATCTGTTGTATAAATATATAATATCATATTGTTTGTTAATGATAATGATGTTAAATTATCATCTTTATCTAAAAATAAGATATTTTCATCTGATTTTTGATCAGAAGTAAGAACTAAATTCAAAGTTAAAAATGGAGTAGTTTGTGAAAAATATGATATTAAATTGTTAATATTAAATATTTCTGAATAGTTAGAAATATTTTTTGTAAAAATATTACCATAAGAATTATTTATTCTAATTTTAAAGTTATCTTTAGAATCGAAGAATATATTTAAAAACTTATTTACGATTTTACTATTTGTGTAAGATGCATCATCTATAGAAAAAACTGAATCACCATTTTTAGTAAATCTATTAGTAATAGATGTAAAGGAATCTTCATTTAAATTAGTTTCAATATATTCATCTACTTCTAATGTAGATTGATTAATATTAAATTGTAAAGTAACATATAATGAATCAGTTAAATAAGAATTAATAATATTTTTCAAAATTGTTCTTTGATTTTCTAATATATTTTTAGAAGATGAAATAGCTAAATCATAAAAATCATTTTTATTTAAAGAGTTTATTGAATAATTATCAGAATTATATAAAAAATTAAAATTGTTCCATATATCAGAAAAATAGATTTTGTAATCAATTGGAGTCAAAATATTATTATCATTAAATAAATAAGTTATAATATTAAAATCATTAGTATTTGGAATTGAACTATTTAAATTGTATGCATCTAATTGATTATTAAATAATTCATAATCAATATTATTATTTTGTATTCTTAAAATTTTTATATAAAAATCTGGATTATTCTGAGGTAAAACATTTGAATCAGTATTATATCCAAATAATATCATATCAATTTCTATTGACTGAATATTATCTAACGTCATGGTTAAATCATCATAACTTATTACATTATAAATTAATTCTTCTGAAGATAAATTTAAATTATAAATAGAATTTGATAAAATAAATGAATTAGATTTATTATTTTCAGTTAATTCAAATAAATAATTATTATTAATATAAGTTTTGTTTAATGTAAGAATTGATTTCAAATTTTTTAGGTTAAATTGTTTAGAATCACAAATAAATAAAATATTATTAGAATTTATTGTATCTGATGTATTAATTAAAATATAATTATTTTGTAAAATATTTAAT